GGGGGGATACGCGCAGGGGGCGTTGACGAAGTTTTTTTGACGGGGTAACGAGAGTCTTGGGGGGGTGGATTGTGAATGAATCGGGGTTGGTGGGCGTGAGCGCATCTGGGCTGCTTGCCGTACACGCAGGTAACACGCGCGCTGTTGGCGGTGTCGCTGATGCCTAGGGTTGATCCGCGCACCCATCCGGCGATGCGCGAAAAAATGTGGAAAAAAGGCCAGAGCGGCAACCCGCGCGGCCGACCGCCCAAGCTGAAGTTTGAAGAGATCGTTGCCAAGGTTCTCGATGAGGGCGAGCCAGGGTCAGACCTGTCGAAGCGCGAGGCACTCGCGCGGATCTTCGTGTCGAGGTTGCTTGAGGCAGACCGCACCTTGATCAAGGAGTTCCTCGCACGCGAGTGGCCCGCGACCACTAAGCACGAGGTGACGGGCCGCGACGGGGAGGCGCTCGGACGCCCCCAGGTGCCGGATCTTTCGAGCCTCAGTGGCGAAGAGCGCGAGCAACTCCGCGAGCTGGGCCGGAAGGCGATCGGCGAGCCGAAGCAGATCGAGAGCAGCGAGTGAGCGCAGCGCCCAACATGCTCAATGCCAGCACTTCCTACAGGCTCCACAGTATGGGGCTGACGGTTGATGGCGATCTGATCGACTTCGCGCTCTATCCGTTCCTGCCCGAGATCATCGACGAACATGCGCCAGTCATCACGGTGACGAAGGGCGCGCAGCTCGGCCTCACGGTGGCCTCGATCTTGCGCGCGATCGAAGGCCAGCTTCACGATGGTCTGCGCGGGACGGGGTATTTCTTCCCGACTGATAGCGAAGTGCAAGACTTCTCGAAGGCGCGCTTCGATCCGATATTGGAGCAGTACGGACTAGCGGCGAACGTGAACACGGCGGGGCTCAAAGAGGTTGGCGAGGGTTACGTGTGGTTCCGCGCGGCGGGGCAGAAGGGCGGGGGGCAGAAATCACTTTCCGCGGTGAAATCGTTTCCATCCGATCGGGTCTACCTCGACGAATACGATGAGATGGAGCCCGCGCGTGTAGACGCGATCCGCCATCGCCTGGACGCCTCGGATGAGAAGGTTCGCGGCGAGTTCGGGCTCTCGACGCCGACCATCCCCGAGTTCGGCGTTCACCACGATTACCAGCAATCGGATATGCGCTCGCTGTTCTGGCGCTGCGACCGCTGCAACGAGCGGACGTGTCTTGAGCAGACCTGGCCCGATTGCATCGCGACCCCGAGTGAAGGCGAGCCGTACTATCTCTGCGGGAAGTGCCGCGAGCCCCTCGAAAAGAACCACTGCGAGTGGATCGCGAAGCACCCGGAGAGGAGCCGATTCCATCGGGGCTATCACATTTCGCAGTTGTGCAGTCCGCGCCGGTCGCCGGGTGCGATCCTGATCGACTATGACGACAGCGTTAGGCGGGGCCGCACGCGCGAATTTCACAATCAGGTTTTGGCTCTGCCGTATGCGGAAGTTGACGATCAGCTCGACGAAGCCGCGCTAAACGCTTGCGTGGATGACAGCCGAGTGCGCGCGACACGCTCTGAGGGTCCATGCGGGATGGGCGTGGATGTCGGAGTGCGCAAGCTGCATTACGTGGTGGGCTCGCGCACGAGCGACACGCATTCCGAAGTCCTCGATTACGGGTCCGTGTCTGGGTTCGAGGAGATCGCCCAGATTGCACGCAATCACAACGTGCAGATCGGTTGCATGGATATCGGCGCTGAGACGTGGAAGGTTCGCGAGTTCATCGAGGAACATGCTGGCTGGTATGGCGTCCAATATGCGCAGAAGCGCACAACGGGTTACGGCTGGGACCCGAAAAAGCGCGTTGTCACCGTTCTGCGCAACGAGGCGCTGGATGCTTCGCACCAGGCGATTGTGCAGAAGCGCGATTCGTTCCCCGCTAAGAACGAGGTGTGGCACTCCGAGTTCGTTCCGCACATGCTGAACCTCGCTCGAGAGAGGCGCGAGAACGAAGAGGGCTCGATTACGCATCGGTGGGTGGTGACGGGCGGAATGAAAAACGATCACTTGAAGCACGCGCACGGATACTGGCACATTGCGCTAACTCGCTGCGCTGTAGCGGGGAGCGTGCAGCGTGCGCGTAGTTCGCAGCGTCGCAGGGTGAAGCGGGGTTGGATGGCAGCGTGACGGTTCTCGATCCCACGATGAGCGAAACGGAGAAGCTGGAGGCAGCCCGCAACGAATTTGAGGCGTGCGTTTCGCACTACTATGAGCATTCGGTGGAGGCTCACCGCGCGAGCCGCTTCTACCACAACAGCGGCGGCGAGGGGCAGTGGGAGTCGAACGATCTGGAGTTCCTGCGCAAGAGTGGGCGACCAGCTCTGACGTTCAATCTGGTCAAGCCCTCCGTGGATACGTTCATCGGGATGCACGATGAAGCCAAGCGCAAGGCGATTGCGCGTCCCTCGGGAGGCGAAGATCAATTCCTGGCCGACGTGTTGTGCGCGATCGTGGATTGCCTCGATGCCCGGATCGGCCAGGATCAGATTGACGAAGAGGTGCGGCTGAACGGTGCGATCCAGGGTTCGTACAACTGCGTGTATTCGGTCACTCGAGATCCCGACGAACCATCGATGCAACTGGTTCGGGCCGATGCGATCAACGGGCACGAAATCCTTTGGGATGTAACGAGCGAGACTCCAGACCGGAGCGATGCGGGTTACCTGTTCTGGAGCCGTTGGCTAAGCAAGAGCGAGTTTACGCGCGAGTACCCGGATCATGCGGATGAGTGGGACGAATTAGCGCGACGCTCGGACCCTGACCTGGGGCAGAGCTTCGGCGGCAGCGACAGCGCGTCGGCTGGCGACGGGATGGATTTCTTCGGGTTCGGCGGGGGTCATTCCGACAGCCGATATGATCGCTACTACTGGGATCGCCGCCGGAACAAGATCCGCATCGTCCACATGCAGTACAAAGCCCCAGCGAAGCGGCACTACATCGCCGGGCCGACCGGCGTGATTCGCATCCCTGGGGAAGTGCGCGGGCGACTAGAGAAGCTCGGAGTCCGAGTGTTCTCGACGTGGGGCGAGGATCTGCATTGGCTGGAGTTCATCGGCACGAAGGTTCTCTACGATAAGGTGAACCCGGAGCCGTTCGATGGCTTCTCTGTCGTTCCGTTCTCGTTCCATCTCGACGTTGAAGAGAACGTGCCTTACGGCATGGTGCGCAACCTGTTCGATCCGCAGTGTGAGTTCAACAAGAGCTATTCGCAGAGTACGGATCTCGTAGCGGCGCAGGCGAAGCCTGGGACGATCGCCGAAGAGGATGCGATCCCTGACGTAGACGCTTACGAGGAGGAGCGTTCTACTCCGGGCGGCACGGCGATCGTTGCGAAGAATGCGCTTGTCGAGGGCCGCGTCCAGCAACAGCAGGCGCCCGAGTTCTCATCGGCGGCGCAGATGCGCTTGGAGAACAGCGGCAAGATCATCGAAAAGGTAACGGGCGTATCGAGTGAGGCTGACACGCCTGCGGCGCACGCTGAAGCGGCGGCAACCGTTCAGATTCGTTTCCGCAAGTCTTACCTGAAGATGCGGCCTGCCATCACGAACTTCGAGCGGTATCAGCGGCAGGCATACGAGAAGCGCGTTCAGATCGTTTGTAAGGCGATGCCGGATTCTCAGATCGAGCAGATTCTTGGCAACCACCAGAAGTTCAGGGTACGTCAGGGGGTTGTCGCTGAGATCGATCCCGAGTCGGGACAGCCGATCAATACTGCTTCGCTAGAGGACATGCGCAAGCTCCGGTATGACATCGAGTTCGAGATGACAGCCGAGAACGCAACGATGCGGCTGATGGAACTCCAGTCTCTCGGCGAGTTGGTTCGCGCGGGTGTTGATGTGCCGCCTGAGTTGATGCTTCGCAAGGCTCTGTCTAGCCGCGCCGATCGGGACATGGCAGAGCAGCACGCGAAGCAGATGGCTAAGTCGAAGTCTGAGGCGGCAGAGCGCGAGGCTCAGGTGATGAGCGAGCAGGTTGGTGCAACGCTCCAGATCGAAGCTGGCAAGGCCCAGGAAACGGCTCGCCACAATCAGGCTGAAGAGGCGTTGAAGGCAGAGAAGATGAGCCAGGACTACAACGCGAAGATGGCGGCTGTACTGGAGCGAGCCGATAAGGCTGAGATGGACGCATTGCTCGAGTTGTTCGGGGTTGTCGAGCAGCGCCAGATGCAGCGTGATTCTCTTACCGTGGATGCGCTGCGCGTAGGCTGACAGAAAAAAGGGGGGTGATGAGATGAGCAAGAAGGGCGCGAGGGAAGCAGAGGAGATCGAGGCGATCGAGGTGGACCCGTTCGTTGATCCGCCGGATGAGCCTGAGCCTGAGCCTGAGCGGGAACCGGAACCGGAGCCTGCTGAGCCTGAGCCTGAGCCTGCGCCGGAACCTGAGCCTGTCGAGGCTGACGCGGAAGGCGGGGAACCCGGCTCGGGGTCCGGCGAGGGGGAGTCGGAACACGAGAAGGGTTTGCGCAAGGTGATTTCCCACTTGCGCAAGGAGAACAAGGAGTGGGATGAGCGTTGGCAGAGCCTCGAGGCTCTGAGGCGGCTTCAGGATCTCGATCAGGGCGGTGGGGCAGCGGGCGTGCCGGGTGGCGCTCCTGAGCCCGTAGCGGCCCCCTCAGGGTCGGACTTCTCGGGTGGCCTTGAGGTCAGATACGACGCTGATACGGGCAAGGCGCTTCTCACGCGCGATCAGTTGGATAGCTATCTGGAGGAGAGGCTTCGGCCGACCCCGGATCAGATCGAGCAGCAGCGGCGAATGCAAGCCGCTGAGCAGGTGCGGAGTGACTTCGTTCGGGGTGACGCGAAGCGTGGGGAGCTGATGCAGCGAGCTGAGGAAGCGCACGATTTCGTGGAGCAGGTTGCGCTGACCGCCGCCCGCCGGGTGGGGCAGGATCTCTCAGCCCTGGACACGCCCGATGCGGTGGTGAGCTTCGTGCGGTCTTCCGGCGCACTGGAGCAGGCTGCGGAGCAGTTCCCCGACATCGGCAGTTCGAGGCTGGCGCGGATGCTCTTCGCGAGCGCAGCGGGCTCGCCGTACATGATGGGCGAGGTTCTGGAGGAGTACGCGGGATCGGTCGCAGGTGCCGGGTCTGGAGCGGGCGGGTCGGCTGAGCTTCACGAGGTGCCCGATGACAAGCCGAGAGCGATGGCGACGCGCGGCGGCTCGGAGCCTCGCGGGAAATCTGGCAAGCGAGCGCGGTACGATCATCTCGTCGCGCAGGTTGCGAAAGACCCTTTTTCATTGAGTGAGGCGGACTATGCAGAGTTCGCTAAACTCGATCGCGAGTTTGATGCGGCGTAGATTTGCGGGTCGCCGCCGCCGACCCACGCAGTAAAACGAGCGTAAAGGCGCAGTCGCTCAGCGCACGCCGCTCCGGGGCGCACCCGGTGTAGAAGTTGGGTAGTAAGCCGAGGCGCAGAGAAATGCGTCGAGGTGCCTGTCTTCCCCAGGCGGTTGCCCGCGAACCATTCGCGGAGCGAGCCCTTAAGGGCTCGGATTGGGTGTATTTGCGTTCGCCCAACGCCTAACCGCTACGAATGGGGAATGCCAAAATGGCTTCTACAGAGTTTGGGACGCTCGACGCTCAGACTCGCAAGGTTTGGAGTTCCAAGCTTGCACGCGAGTCGCTGGGCCAGACGTGTTTCCGCAAGTTTGTCGGTGATGGTCGCAACGCCATCATCCAGAATCACCGCGATCTCGAGTCGAGTGCTGGCGACGAGATCAAGTATGACCTGCGCGAGCAGAATCGTGGTTCGGGTGTTCAGGGCGATTCGCCCCTGAAGAACTACGAAGAGAAGCTTCAGTTCTATCAGGACAGTGTAAAGATCAACCAGCTCCGACAGGGCCACGAGTTCAAGGCCATGTCGCAGCAGCGCACTGTTCACGATCTCCGCTCCGAGGCCAAGGAGGCTCTCAAGGAGTGGTGGTCTTGGACGTATGACGGGCTGATGTTCGCGTACCTTGCCGGAACTACCGGCAACGGCCCCGAAGCGGTGACGGATATCATCACCGATTCGGGTGGCCCTGCAACGGGCTTCGCTGGCAACCCGCTGCGCGCTCCCGATGCGTCGCATGAGTATGACGCCTCTGCGGGAACGACAGGGCTGGCGGATATCGATGTTCTGGTTGAGTTGGCGAAGACCGTCAACCCGCGCATCCGGCCGGTCAACATTGATGGCGGCAACTACTATGTTCTCGTTGTCCACCCGTACACGGCTTACATGCTGCGCACGGAAACGGGCGACACCAAGTGGAACGTGATCCAGCAGCGTGCCGCTGTCTCTGGCAGCAAGAACCCGATCTTCACGGGCGCTCTCGGGGTCTACAACCAGACCATCATCTATGAGAGTGAGTACGTGCCGATCGACACCACGAGTGGCTCTGAGAAGTGTTACAACGTTTTCATGGGCGCTCAGGCTGGTGTTTTTGCGATGGGCAATGCGTACAAGAAGAGCCGCCGATCCGCGATGGGTGGTGGTTCGTACTTCTCGTGGTCGGAGCAGCTCGATGACTACGACAACAGCGAAGGCGTGGGCTCTGGCTCCGTGTTCGGAATCCAGAAGTCTCGCTTCAACAGCGCGGACCACGGGGTTATCCGATACACAACCGGCGACGCCTCGCACGCCTAAGAGGAGGGCGATCGGATGGCAGTAACCATCACGAAGTACAACAGCGATGATCGCCACATCGGGCGCGAGCCTGTTTGTTTGGTGTTCGACGTTGATGGCGGGACTGCGGCCCTGAGCAACGATGACAGCACACTGGTTTCAATTCCGGCGAATACGATCCTGCTGGCGGCGAACATCCAATGTGTTGTTGCAGAGGCAGGGGCAACATCGAGCAAGTGCGATCTGCGCCTGGGATCGAACAATGTGCTTGCTGGCACCGCTGACAATGGCGGTACGGTTGGCACGGTCGATGATGGAGTGTCCTCGGGGACGCTCAGTCCGGAGAACTCGAACCTCGCCGCAGCGGCGAATCTCGTGGCTCGGGTGAACATTTCGGGCACTCCCACCACTGCGCCTGTGTGGCGAGTCTGGGCGACTGTGACACGCACTGAGGAGCCGTAGCCGCATCGTTCCAGGGTGGCGGGGTCTGGTCGCCATAATGGGCGCGATCCCTAAAGGGAACCCCCCTTTACCTCGCCACCCTGGAGCAACCTGCTGCGTGGAGATTTCGGGTGCAACTCGACGAAATCAGGCAGAAGTACAGCGATATGTTGGCAGGCAACGGCAAGACTGCCGCGTCTGACATCAATGCGCTTCTGAACGGAGCCTATCAGTTCACGCTGCCGCGAATGATTCCGGGCCAGATCCGCGAAGGGATGTGGACGCTTGAGACGGTTGCGGGCACGGACACGTACACGTACCCGTCACACATCATCTCTCCGCGCCCTGGTGGGCGTCTATCCGATGACACGCTTCTAGAGTTCTGGACTAGCCCAGGGCTCTTCTGGAATCGGTATCAACGCTCCAGCGCACCTCAGGCGCGTCCGTATGCCGGTCTGTTCTACGGGCGCGAAGTTGTCTTGCGTCCTGTGCCGAATGCGGTCTACACGCTCCACCAACCCGCTGCGGTGGGTGCCGTGGATGCGCTGTCTAGCGATACAGACACGATCGATGATTACGATCACGCGATGTGCGTGGCGACGCTCGCGGCTTTGGAGACGTGTGAGGAACTGGAGCTGGTGGAGATCCAGGCTCAGCTAGAGAGACGCTTGCAGCGTTATCTGATCCCGTTCCGGCGAGCATCCCTGGCGCGGCCGAGGCAGCGCAAGCAGCGGAGGGATTTCTGATGGCATGGGACAAAACCCGTCCTGCGGGCAGCGCGAAGATCAACACGCTGGACAACCTGCTGCAAGACAACAATGCGGCACTCGAGACTGCGCTTGATCTGGAACACGAGTTCCAGACTGGAGGTACGCAGACGGGGCGTCACCATTTCGGTGTGGGGACTTCGGCGTCGCGGTTCTCGGCATCTGGTCTGACGGGTGCAATCTACTTCAACACCAGTCGCGTTCCGGGTGAGATCGTGATTGACGTTGCCAACGCTGGTAGCTGGGTAGAGACAGATTACGGGCTCACCGAGGTTTCGCAGAAGTGGACTGAGACGCAATACACGTCATATGTGGACTTCACTGTGGATACTGCGCCCACGCCACACCAAGCCGACTGGGACGCTACGCAAGGAAATTTCCGCAAGCTCGACATGACTGCTAACACGATCATCAACAACCCGTCGCCGTCCTTGCCTGCACAGTGTGGTGCATCCTTCGTCTTCCAAATCAACCAGCCCGGTGGTGGGGCTCCAAGCGTTTCCCTGTCTTTTGGTTCTGACTTTGAGCCCGAGTGGGGCGCTCAGCCCGATGTCAAGCAGGGAAACTTTGCCTCTTCGTTTGTGTACGTGACGCTCCGCAGGGATGGCAAGTATATGTATTCGGTCAGCCATCTGTCGTAATGCCGCTTCCTGGGCTCATAGCGGGTGGGCGTGTGCCTACGGCGGCGTTCTCATCGAGCGCAACGACGGTATCTCTGCACACCGCGCTAGGAAGCCCATCTGGCGCGATTCGGTATCACCTCGTTGTAAACGCGACTAACGTTGTGGGTTCAAGCACCACGGCAACGCCCGCGATTGACGCCGCCACTGGCATCGACCCAGGCTGCGTCGGAATCTGGTTCATCAATGGCGATGTCATCGGCATGGGGGGCGCAGGTGGCGACGGTGGGGTGGATGACGAGTTTGGATATGGCGATTACGGGGGTGGTGGCGGTGGTGGCGCGGGGTATGCGGGCGGAGCTGGCGGCTCTGTTCTCTGGGCATCGGCCACCGCTGGATCTGTCGGTGGTGCCTGGCCGACAACTACGGGCGGTTCAAATGGCGCGGGCGCGCTGATTGGGCCTGACCCTAGCCCTGGGACAACGGCGAACGACGTTGCTCCCGGTGTTGCTGGGGTTGGGGGCGATGCAGTCACGCTTAATCATCAGGTAACCATCTACCTATCCGGCACCATAGGCGGCGGCGGTGGCGGTGGCGCGGGCGGATGGGCGCACCAATACCCTTTTACCCACCCAGCAGGCACGTTTTTCGACGGTGCCAGTGGTGGTGATTTGGGTGTAGCGGGTGGCGATGGTGACCCCACATCCTCGCCGCCTGATCTTCCCGCGCTAGGTGGAGCGGCTGGCTATGCGATCCGATACAGCGGGTCGGGGTCCGCCACGATCAACATCGTTGGTTCCGGTCAGCGGCTAGGACTTGTGGGCTGATGGCTGCCTTGCCTCGTGCGGTTTCCGGCTTTCAGCCGATGACCCTGCTCGACTTTGACGGGTTGGTGTCTGAGCGTGAGTCTGAATTTTCGCGCCCCAACTCATGGCAGCAGCTCGACAACGCATACGTGAAGCGCGGGCGATTGCGCAAGCGTCCTTCTGCGACCTACAAGCAGAAGCTTGGCGTCGAGATCACTGAGCAGATCGGGTTGGCTGGAAGTACGACATATTCGGGCTTCAGCCTTACCAATAAGGACTGGCTTCCGCCTGCTCGCGGCGCATCGGCTACCGACTACAACATCCACATCACCGCAGACTGGTCGGGCGGTTCGATGGATATCGTGGTTGATCCTGCGTCTGGTGTCGTACTGGCTGACAAGACCATCACTTACACGCTCGTGGATGTTGGAACGACTACGTTTCGAGGTGCGATCAGTTGGCACACGGAAGCAGTCACCGCCCAGATCAACGTCACCTTTCCGAATACAACTACCACCAACCCGCAGGTGACATACGAATACAGCGAGGGCGAGCCCGTAATGGGGTTCAAGACCTTTGTTGATGGTGATGGATCGGAACACAATCTTGCATTTAGCACTAAGCGCGCATGGCTTCTCAACAACACTGAGGAGCGGTACTACGAGATAAATCTTGGGGCGACTCCGCAATGGACGGGCGGGGACACAGATCATTTCTGGTGCGAGGGCTTCGATGACATCCTAGTCATCAACAACGGACAGGACGAGCCCAGGAAGTACGATCCGAGTGCGACGCCGAAGATTCAAATCATGGGAACAGACTTCAACCCGTCGATCGTTGGGGATGATATCGACAGCGCGAAGATGTTTTGGAACTACTTGGGATACGGGGTCTACCTCGCGACCGTAGAGAACGGTGCGACGCGGAACGGGCGGGTCCGGTGGACTCAGAACGGGAACCCGGAGGCATTCAACAGCGCGGATGATTATCTAGACGCTCCGCAGAATGACATCTTCATCACGTCTGGGATGGTTGCGGGCGAGCTTTACGTGGGCTTCCGCGATACAGGGTGGTGGAAGTTCGAGTTTACGGGTGACACGCTTAGCCCATTCCGATGGCATCCGATTGAGTCTTACCACGGGGCGGTGGCTAGGCACGGGACGGTTTCTTTCTCCGATCACCTGATGTCGCGCACTCGCCGCGGGTTTGTCGATGTCAGCCGCATGGGTGAGCGCGAGACGGCGCAAGAATTGGGCGAGGAGCCGTTGGACTGGTCGCCGCAAGCTGCCTACCTGACACAATCTCTGCGCGCGGATGAGCTGCGTCAGGCGTGGTGGACCGTTGCGGATGGTACTGCGGTCGCTCCTGACAAAGTTCTGGTGATGCAACAGGAGCAGGACGGCGACGATCAATTTTCTCTTTGGGATTTCTCTTTTACGTCGATTGGCACTTATCGATCCAGCGGCATCCCGACGATTGATGAGTTGTCGGATCGCATCGACGAATCTCCCTGGATTATTGACTCCCTTGTGAACCTGGGCGGGTTCCCTCGGGTTGTTGCGGGCGATTCAACTGGTCTGGTTCGTGAGTTCAAAGGCTCCGCAGAGGATTCGACTTCGCCTTATCAGTGGGCAGAGTTCACGAACTCATCCGTTCCTGATGTGGATATGCTTGCTCGTTCCATCCGGCTGAGTCCAGTCCCGGGGCAACGCACGCGGTTGGGGTTCGTGGATATCCTGGCCGACGCCTCGGATGGGGCGGAGCTGACTTTCCGCATGTATGCCGACAACGAATCGTCAACGTATGCGGAGTATACGGTTGACCTGTCTGGTGGTGCGGACACAAAGGTGGTGCGCCGCGTTCCCATCAATCGGATCGCTCTGTTCCATACGCTAGAGATTGTCGAATCGTCCAAGGCCGACTTGCAGATCGATTACTTGGCATTGTGGTTCAAGCCTGCTGGCCGAGTGAGGGAAACGTGATGCAGACGTTACCTGATCTCAAGTTTGCGGAGCGCGATGAATATCCGGCGTTTCGATACCGGATGACTGAGTTCCTCGAGCGGATCGTTCGGGTGGTCAACCACAACGCGCGGGACTTTGAGTGCCTGTGGACGATGGAGGCACCAGCAAACGGAACGTATCCGGTCTGGGTGCCTCTATCGGGCCGCAACATCGTTGAGGTTGGCTTTGTTCTCCAGGCGGGAACATGCACGGCAACTGTGTCACATGGGTCTGGCCCAACTTCGGTGAGCTGGCAATCGGCAGGCGGAACGGCGTTGAGCGTCACAACGGCAGCGCAGACCGACAAGGCAACTTCAGGCGGCTCGGCTGCGGCGGGTTCTGCGGTGAGTGTGGCGCTTTCTTCTGTTTCAGGTGCAGCGGGTTTGTCTATGACAATCCGCACGGGGAGGTAACAGCGGTGGCTCTTTTTGGTGTTCATCCTGAATACGTTATGGCGGGGCGAGAAGGTTCCCAAAGTCGGCTCATGCGGCAGATCCTTGGTCTAGATCAAGGCCCCTGGATGGACGGCATGGCCCCAGCCCAGCCTATTCCGGGCGGTGAGAGTTGGAGAAGCGGCGCGAACCTCAATGAATACGAGTTGGATCGTCAGGTGGGGGATGCTTTTGCTCGCGAAATCTACGATCCGGCGATGAGCGCCGCTCAATCCGCCGCGGGCCAGTCTGACGGTCCCTCTTTTGCCAATCGTTTGGATAGATGGCTGGATAGCGGGGGCGGCGAGGCTCTGGGCACGCTCCTAGATACGATGCAGGATTATCAGACGTATCAGGGTCCAGTACAAGGAGGCGTATCCCCCACTCCCGGTGCGCCGCTCGAAAATCCGGGCGTCCTGCTGATGTCCAGGCTGATGGCAGGCGGGAGGGGGTACTGATGTTCGGCGCGATTCTGGGTGGCGTTGCTGGCGGATTGCTCAGCGGCATTGGCAGCGGTGGGAAGGGTAAGTCTCTCTACACCCCATCTCAAAAGGCGATCGCTGGTCACCTCCAAGAGAATGTGCTGGATGCGCTCAGAAAAGGTGGGGTCGATCCGTACAGCGGAACGGTTGTAGCACCCACCACTGCCAACCAACAGACTGCGTTCGATGCCGCGGGTGGGTTGCTGGGTGGGCCGATCGGGCATGACTCTGATAAAGCCCTTCGCCAGTATCTAAGCGGTGCGCCTGCGTATCAGGTTGATCCGGCGCAGAGTGCTGCGTTGTTCGACAACGTGGTGGGCGCTCCTGCGCGCCAGGACTTTGGCGATGCCTTGCAGGATTTGGAAACCCGTTATGGCGCGCGTTACGGGCGATCGGGTGGACTCCTGAACGCAGCAAGCCGCGCAGCGGATCGGTTCGGAACAGGTTTGGCGAGCGAGCGCGGACGTTGGATGCGCGCCGATGAGATGGACCGCCGCCAGTCTCTCGAGCGTGGCATGGATCGCATGGGTGAAGGGATCGGGCTCTCTTTTGGGCGTGATGCGAATACCCGTCAGAACTTGGGGGCGTTGTACGGATTGGGTGAGGCTGAGAGGAATATTGCTGGCGAAGGGCTCTCCGAGGATTACGCGAAGTGGGAGTACAGCCGCGATTGGAACAATCCGTGGCTGGGGTTGATGGGTATGGCAATGACTCCAGAACCTACAACAAAAGTTCCCAGTGCTGGGCTAGCTGCCGCTGGCGGCGCGCTTTCCGGGGCTCGTGCGGGTGCGAGCCTGTTCGGCGGCGGCGGCGGCGGCGGTGGAAGTTCGTTCTGGGGGTTTTAGATGGCTGGGATCTTTGGCGTACAAGTAGAGCCGCAGCCTGGGGTGAGTCCTTCGGGCGGCTTCGGGCGGGTGATGAGTCACCTGGGCCGCGCGAACACTGCGCTGCGCGAAGCTGGAGCTGGCCGCTCTGTTGCTGAACACGCTGTAGGGAGCCTTCAGGCTATCGGCTCGCAACGTGCGCAGCGGCTAGCTCAACTCGTACAGACGAACCCGCAAGCGGCCGGAATGATTGTTCGCGATGCGGGTGGATGGGGCAATCTGCTGGCCCAACTCCGCTCAGAGCAAGCCGCTTCCGAGTCTGCGGCTCAAAGCCAGAGGGCTAACGATGCTGCTGCTTTGGCTCTTCGACATGGTGGGCGTCCCGATCTAGCGAGTCTTGCGGCGATCTCTCCCGAGATGGCTAGCAACGTCGCGAAGATGCTCGAAGGTGATGAGCCTTCGCCGGCTTGGAAGAAGGTTAAAGACCCCAGCAGTGCAACGGGTTGGAGTTGGCAGAATGTGAACGCCACTGGTGGACCCCACGCCGCGGCTGGGCCATCAGGTATTAGCCTTGAAACCGACGCAGAGGGTGGACTTAGTTTCAGGCAGGGCGCTGGCATTGATTTCGGTGCGGAAGCCAACAACGATCTAGAGACAGCGATTGTATCAGGCTACAACCAACTGGGTCGCCTAGATCAAATGATCGAGGAATACGACGAATCTGCCTTGCAGTACGGGCCACTGGTAAAGGACTGGTTGAGGACGAAGGCTTGGAAGACTGGCTACCTGGATATCAGTGACGAAACAGCGGAGCAGATGAGTGATCGGCAAATCTTCCGCGCCGTAACGCTTGAGAACCTGAACAAATATATCCACGAAATGACGGGCGCTCAGGCAAACAGTGAAGAAATCAAGCGCATGGTTGTGACGCAGCCCAATTTTGAGATGGCGGGGCCGGTCTTCAAGAAGTTCTTGGGTGCGAAGCGTCGGCTCATCATGGACACGATGAGGCGCACTGAATATCTCTACCGGACAGGACAAATCCAAGACGGCCACGATTTTAACGCTGACACGCCGATGAGCGTCGAGCGTTTCCAAGAAATCAGGAATCGGCGTGGCGATCAGTTGGCTGAGATTTTCAGCGAGCAACATCCCGATGCAAGTCGAGAAGAGATCCAGCAGCTAGTTCTGGCTGAGCTTGAAAAGGAACTCAAGAGCGGGACTCGTTGGTAATGGCTGACTGGGGAGAAATCGAATACAAGAGCGCGCGGGCACCGCGGCCGGGTAGCAATGCGCCTTCTACTGATTGGGGAGAGATTGAGGACCATTCGCGTCTAACCCACAGTGCTGCTCCGGGGAGTGTGCCGCCTACACGCGGACCCCAGAACTTCCCGAGAGAAACGGAAGAACAGAAAAGGAAGAGGCTCGAGCGAGAGCGCGAAGCCGAAGAACGCAGAGCCCGATTTGAGGCGTGGGCAAACCGCCCGGTTGGCCCGGGTTCCGACTACTTGAAGGGTGCCGCTCGGGGTGGCGTTGAGTCTGGCGCTACCACTCTTGGTGCGCTTGGCGGTGCTCCGTACCCGGCGGACATGCCGCCAGGCGCAGGGCTCGGCGCGTTGCTTGCTGGGCAAGATCCCACTCGTGTGATGTCGGGCGGTTTGCCACCCGAAGAGTTGCATCGTGAGATGATGAACCGCTCTCTCTCGGGCGAACTCATGCAGGCAGCAGAGCGCGTAGGGATCGCGCCTAGAATCGGTGACAACCCCTCGCAGCGGTTCGAGATCGGGCGCGGTGGGGGTAGGGTGGCTGGGGAAACTGCACAGTTCACGTTCCCGGCAGCCGCTTACGCACGAACAGTGCGGGCACCCGGGCGCGCTGGCCGATTCTTTTCGGGTCAGTTCATGACGCCGACAGCTCGCAAGGGTGTCCCCGCTGCGAAGCCGACCTTCAAGCATCAGGCTCGCGAGGGAGCGAAAGAGGTTGCGCTAGGTGCTGGTGCGGGTGGTGGCGCGGTGGCTCTCGGCAGGGGCGAGCTTGGGACTGCGTTGGGCAGCGAGCTTGCGGGAGGCGTCGCAGGTACAGCAGCGGGCGTGGTTGGAATGTCAGGGATGGGCCTCGCTGGTCGCACGGCGCTCGGCTTCTTGGATCACCTTAAACGCAGCGCAGCGGGCAGTGACAAGGTTATGGCGACCTTGGATGCGTTCGGTGGTCGCAAGCTGGCGGGCAAGCTCAAGCAGAATCGGGAAGCCTTCTACTCTGAGAGAGGGCGAGAGGAGGCAGCCGAGAGCCTGAGGCGGGCCACACCCGATTATGAGGGCACGCGCGGGCACATCGAGTCCGCAATGGAGATTGAGCGCAGGCACCCAGGCGCGAGGATGACTCTTCCTCAGGCGACAGGCAGCCGATCGCATCAGACCATTCTTGACGATCGGGTGCGCCGCAGTTCTTCATTTGGCGACGATCTCGACAAGCAGATGGACGCATCTGACTCTGCGTTGTTTGGTGAGTTGCAGCGCGAGTTCCCCGAGACGCCCGGTGGCACGAGATACGTTCAGAAGCTTGTGCAGGATTCGGTTGATGGCGACGTGTCTTCAGCTCGGGCCGAGTTGGACGGGATTGCGGAATCGGTTCTGGCGAAGCGCCGCCGTGTGGCTGATGAAAAGACAGCGAGTGCCGATCTGGCTGAAGGGATCTCGGCTCTCGCTCAAGTGACCAAGGCTCGCGTGGACAAGTTGTATGAGCCGTTCAACCGCCACGGCAATAAGATCCAGCTTCTTGGTGCCAGGGAACGTCTGACGAAGTGGCTCCAACTGTACACGGGTCGCCAGTCGAACGTTGCACTCCGCTCAATCCGCGACAGCAAGACCATTTCCAATGCGGTGTCGAGTGAGCTGATCGAAGGCAGTGAGGTTCTGACGTTTGCAGATCTCAAGGACGCTCGCGAGAACATCAACGCTGCTCTCGATCTCGGGAACCTGACCCCAACGGAGTCTGGTTATCTCCAGGCACTCAAGTCAGAGATCGATCTAACGCTTGATGATGCGATGGAGGGTGGCAAGTTCATCGCAGACTTTGACACTGAGACTCTGAGCGAATTGTATAAGGGAGCGCGCCGTTTCGAGGAGGAAGCGTGGGAAGCGGCGAACGATGTTGCCGACACATTGGAGACTGGTCAGGGTCGGACTGCCGCGCAATCCGCTGACGCTCCCACCCCCCGCGCCGCCGGGGGTGCCACAGGTGTCACCGACCAGTCCAGCCAGTTCCGAGGGAAGCGCATTGGAGAAAGCGTAACCTTCCAGTTCGCTCGAAACACAGAGTCGGCCCCGGATATGGGTTCGATGTTCGGCCAGGATGTTGAGCCTTCCGGCCGGTACATGACAGAGCTGGAAGTCGAGCCAGACAAGCTACCGCCCGGCTGGGAATCCGGGGAAGTCACGTTTAACAACCCGCTCTACATCGAGTGGGGCGACGGGTACAGTTCTGAGAAGAATTGGAAGCGCGTCCTGTCCAACAAGTATGACGGGGCCACGGGTAGGGATCTTTCGGAAAGAATCGCCGCAGATGGCCACGATGGCATCGTGGTTGTCAAGTCCGACGGACACACGTCCGAGATTGTGGATCTGACTTCGTTCCCCACCCCCCGCGCCGCCGAGGGTTCTCGCGTTCCCTGGTCTACCAGCGAGGGAACGCCGGTAGAGCGAGCGAGAGCCTTTGACGCCTTGCCGGAAGATGCGGAGGTTACGCTATTCCACGCCACATCTGAGGCAAACGCAGCCAATATCCTGGCTGGAGGCAAGGCGGAACCGAAACGGCAGGGCCGAGGCATCCAGGCGCGGGATGATGGAATCTATGTTGGAACCGATCCGGTTTCGGTAGAGGGGATGGGGCCGCGGATTCTTGCCGTAACGGTCAAGAAATCTCAGGTATCCCCCTCTTCGGAGTTCCTGCAAGGGTCGCCAGACGGGACTGCCGGGCGGGCGCTCGTGCAAGGTGCGGCAACGGGCGGCGTTGTGCGCGGCAAGCCGATCCGGGTGGAAGATGTCACCGATGCCGGTCGGCATGTTACTGCCGCCGAAGCCACGCCCCCCACACCTGCGCGCACCTCTGTTTCAGACAGTGATGCGATGGCGGCAGCCCAAACGCAGCGCGGCGAGCCCGAAAGCGTTATGCATGAAATTACATCCACAAACAACCCCGGATTTCCCGCAGTTCTTAGCGATTTACTGGAACACGTTGGGGATATATCCAATAGGGCACAACAGACGCAAGGGATTGCTGTCAGGAACGTAAGGGAAAAGGTCAA